CACCAAAAGAACTACTGCCGCAGGTCAAAGACAACCTGATTCTGGCGCATGACCAGGACGACGCTCTGCTCCTGCGGCTCATCGCCGCCGCCCTCGGCTACGCCGAAAGCTACCAAAAAACCCAGTACGGCCGCAGGAAACTGCCGCCCACCACCGCGCAGGCCGTCGTCATGCTGGCGAGCCATTTCTATGAAAGCAGGGACGGGGCGACGGCGGGATTCTTTGCCGACAACACTACTGCGGCGGCGCAAGTGTGGCAGACGGTCAACCGCCTGCTGGCAATGGATAAGAGGTGGGATCTATGAGTTTTGGCAAAATGAACACGTTTATCGACATCATCTCCACCGCGCCGGTCAAAGACGCGGAAGGGTTCGTCACCAAAGGCGACCACATCCTCGCATCCGCCCGGGCATACAAGGAAACCCGGAACACTACCGCGAGGTGGGAACGGATTATTGGGAACGCGGCATTCGCGGGAGTCACGGCGCTGTTCCGGTTCCGTAAAATCCCCGGCCTCACGGTCGATACCACCCTGTTTATCTGCGACGGCGATGGGCGCTACAACATCGTCAATGCCGAGGATGTGCGGGATCGCGGCATGTACGTCGAAGTCCTCACTGAGAAAATCGAAGGGAGCAAGAAGTAATGGCAAAAGTTGAAATCGTCATGCCCGAGGACTTTCTTTTGCGCCTGTCCCGCCTGGCCGACAAGACCGACGCCATCATTCCGAAAGTGCTGGAAGCGGGCGGCGAAGTGGTGCTCGCCAAGGTCAAATCCAACCTCGCGGGCGCCATCGGGCGCGGCACGAAAGTCAAATCGCGTTCAACTGGTGAACTGCAATCGTCCCTGGGGCTCTCGCCAGCCAAGCAGAAGCGGGATGGCTCCGGCTGGGACGTGAAGGTGGGTTTCGCCGAACCGCGCAGGGGCACTGGGAAATCCAACGCCAAGATCGCCAACATCCTTGAATACGGGCGACACGGCCAGCCGCCGCGCCCGTTTTTGAAGCCCGCGAAAACCTCCGCCAAGAACGCCGCGATAGAGGCGATGAAAGCAAGATTCGGGCAGGAGGCTGATTCGGTATGAGCATCCTGGAAGAACTGAACGCTCTGATAGCGCCCGTCCTCCCTGTGGAGACGGGCGTTTTTAGCGCCGTCCCGCCAGATGAATACGCGGTACTGACGCCGATGGCCGACGAGTTCGCCTTGTTCGCCGACAATGCCCCGCTCATTGACATGTCCGAGGTGCGGATATCGCTATTCACCAAACACAACTACCTGCCCCGCAAACGGCAGCTAACAGCCGCGCTATTGGCAGCGGAATTCACCATAACCGACCGCCGCTACATCGGGTTTGAGGACGATACCGGTTACCACAATTACGCCATTGACGTGGCTAAACAATACGAAACAGAAAGCGGGTGAGAATAGTGAGCACTCAATTATATGACGCCCAACATCCACAAATCGCCAAATGGCTGCTGCCGGACGGCACGCTATCTTCGAAACTGCCAATCAGCATCGTTAACGCGTCCACCAGCGACCACAGCGAACTGGACAACCTCAGCTATGCGGCTTCCGGCCATACCGGGTTTGCCAGCCAAGCGGAGTTGTCAGCGTTCAGCGACCGGGTGGCGACGATTGAACAAGCGGGGCTGCCGCAGGTGTCAGCGTACACGGCGCACGAGTTCCTCCCCGGCCTGCGGCTTTGCCGCATAAATTACGGCGTGCTCTACAACTACTGGATTGAAGGTGAATACGCCGGAGCAGACCACCAGACAATCGATCCGGGGCAGCAAATCGCTACGGTCGCACAGTTCCCTGAACTCGCTTTATACCAAGGCGGCAAAGTGACCGTGGTCGCCGGATTCGGGCGGGTAGCCAAAACATCGGACGCGGATCAATTCGACCTGACGCTGTTCAGCATCGGCAATACGGGGATAACGCTCAGCAGTTTATTGGGCATCCCCCTTGACCTTTATCCGGCGGATACCGACCACGGCGGAACCAACATCGCGTTCACCCAAATCCTGATTTTGGGTACCCCCGGCAGCTAAACATTTTGGAGGTAAAAGAAAATGGCTACTATCGGACTTGACAAACTCTATTACGCGCCGATCACCGAAGCCCCGGCCACCGGCGATGAAACCTACGGCACGCCCGTCATGCTCGCCAAGGCAATCTCGGCTGAACTGTCCATCGAACTTGCCGAAGCCACCCTCTATGCCGACGATGGCGCGGCCGAGGTGGTCAAAGAGTTCAAGAACGGCAAACTAACCCTCGGCGTAGACGGCATCGGGCGGGCAGTCGCGGCGGCTTTGACCGGCGGCACGGTTGATGAAAACGGCGTCCTGATTTCCGCTTCCGAGGATGTCGGCACACCCGTGGCTATCGGCTTCAGGGCGAAAAAGGCGAACGGGCATTACAAGTATTTCTGGTTCTACCGGGTGAAGTTCGGCGTCCCATCCACGAACCTGCAAACCAAGGGCGACTCCATCACGTTCTCCACACCCTCGATTGAGGGCACGGTGCTTCGCCGCAACAAGGTGGACGGCAATGACAATCACCCTTGGAAAGCCGAAGCCGACCAAGACGACGCCGACATCAACGCGACCGTCGTCACCGGCTGGTTCACCCAAGTCTACGAACCCACATTCACCGGATAACAGGGAGGTAAATGGTTATGGTTGATGAAAGAAGCGCCGCCATCAAGATCGGCGGCGCCGAATATGAGTTGATTCTCACCACCCGGGCGACCAAGGAAATCGCCAAACGCTACGGCGGCTTGGACAGCCTCGGGGAAAAGCTGCTCCAGGCGGAGAACTTCGAACTCGCCCTCGATGAAATCATCTGGCTCATCACGGTGCTGGCGAACCAGTCCATCCTGATTCACAACTTGCGGCACAAGGATAAGCCCCGCGACGTGCTGACCGCCGAGGAGGTCGAGCTGCTCACCTCACCGCTGGAACTGGCCGCGTACAAGGCGGCGATCACCGAGGCGATGTTCAAGGGCACGGCCAGGAACATCGAAAGCGAGGAAGGCGACCCAAAAAACGCCCCAGTCGGGTAGACGATGACGAGTTGTTTACCCGGCTTATTTATTACGGCACCGTGCATTTGAACCGCTCAGAGGCTGAAACGTGGCTCACTCCCATCGGCGCGTTAATGGACTTGTGGGAGTGTCACCGCCAATTCCTGGGGCTGGCCAAACCCAAACGGGAACTGTTCATCGACGACATCATCCCCGCTGGCATCAACTGAAGGTAAGGAGGGCATGGCCTTATGGCTGACACATTCGGACTCAAAATCGGCGTCGAAGGCGAAAAGGAATTCAAGAACGCCCTCCGTGACATCAACCAGTCCTTTAAGGTGCTCGGCTCGGAGATGAAACTGGTTTCATCCCAGTTCGACAAGCAGGACAAGTCAGTGGGGGCGCTCGCCTCCCGCAACGAAGTGCTCAACAAGGCCATTGAAGCCCAAAAGCAGAAGGTCACCACCCTTGAGGCCGCCCTGCGCAACGCTTCGGAGAGTTTCGGCGAGAACGACAAGCGCACCCAGAACTGGGCGGTTCAGCTCAACAACGCAAAAGCTGAACTCAACGGCATGGAGCGGGAACTGTCCGACAACGAAAAAGCCCTCGACGAGATGGGCAAGGAAACCGATGAGGCGGCGGAGTCAACCGACGATTTGGGTGACGAACTCAAGGAAACCGGGGATGTGGCTGAGAAGTCCGGCTCCAAGTTCGAGAAGCTCGGCGGCATCCTCAAAGGTATCGGCGCGGCCATGGGCGCGGTGGCCGTGGCCGCTGGAGCGGCGGCGGTCAAACTGGGCAAGGAAGTCATCGCCGCCTACGCCGACTATGAGCAGCTTGTCGGCGGCGTAGATACCCTGTTTGGGGATGCATCGCGCACCGTGCAGGATTTCGCGGCCAACGCGTTCAAGACCGCCGGTATGTCGGCGAACGAGTACATGGAAACCGTCACCGGCTTTAGCGCATCGCTCATCCAGTCATTGGGTGGCGACACCGCTAAGGCAGCGCAGATCGCGGATATGGCCATTACCGATATGGCGGACAACGCCAACAAAATGGGCAGCGATATCTCGTCGATCCAAAACGCCTATCAGGGTTTCGCCAAGCAAAACTACACCATGCTCGACAACCTGAAACTCGGGTATGGCGGCACCAAATCCGAAATGGAGCGGCTCTTGGCCGATGCCGAAAAGTTCTCCGGCATCAAATACGACATATCCTCCTACGCCGATGTCGCTGAGGCGATCCACGTCATCCAGACGGAAAT